CGCCAAGATAACTGTTTGAGCAGTTGAATAGTCCAAGCCAAGGTCGTTAGTTATAGCTGTGATAGTTCCAGATGCAGCAATAGTTAGAGTCGAGCTTGATGTGGTGTGATACTTGTCACCTGGTAAACCATTCACACCTGTTGGACCCTGAGGCCCTGTTGGACCTGTCGCACCGGTAGGACCCTGAGCACCTGTTAGCCCAGTAGGACCCTGAGAACCCTGTGGACCCTGTGGACCAGTAGCACCCTGAGGACCCTGTTCACCTCGCGCAAAGAACACTCTCGCATAAATAGAATCTGGAACAGTTATCTTAACTATCATCTAACAATCTCTGGAGTTACGAGGACTTGTCCTCTAGCCAATGTAAGAACTTTGCTGGTTGAAGTCTGAGTCAATTCAAGAGCCCAAACATAATCAGTTTTAGTTAGCAATGCTGTCTGTGTAGGTGTCAGGCTAAAACTAACTGAGTTATCGCTAGTGTTCACGGTAGGAACAATGTCAATAACTGCAGCAGTACTAGGGTTCTCTCTGACCTGTAGTTTTGCTGTGTAACCTACCAAACTAAAAGCAACACCGTCAGAATCGGTAGGGTAAAAACTACAATCACCAGCAACGCTAGGAAAAGTAGAGCCAGCAAGAACCTCAAGGTCAAACCTGCCATCAGTAACAGTGTAAGTCTCACTCACTAGCTGGAGCGTCCTCTACAACAGGAGCCTCAACTACAGGCGCAACTTCGCCCGGTGATGGGAACGGAGCCCAGTCAGTAGTCACCTTTGGAGCCAATACAGGTTCTTTAGCCATTTACTTATCCTTTACTAATTTATCGAAAGCACTTTTCAATCGAGTGTATTCCTTATGTAGATTCAAATACTTATCTCTCCACTGGTCAAGTTCATTCTTGAGTGTGGCGATTTCATCTCTAAGTTCTTTATTGTTTTGGTACATTTCTGCCCTAAGTTTTTCCTCAAGACTTATGCTTTGGAACCTGCGATTAGTCAGATACTTGAAAACGCTGGACAGTGTAGTTCCCCCAAGGATGCCACCAAGTAAGTAAACCCATGTTTCTGTGCTCATTAGATACCCCTCCAGAGACCAATGTTCATTTCCCAGTGGTCGGCAGTAATCATGTGGTTGATTCGGCTAATCATGTATAACTCTTGCAAGGTAGTGAAACCTGTTTGAGCGAACTCAACTTGTAGTGCTGTACCTATTTCGTTTTGAGCAATTTCCGATACTTCGCCTGAGTCAAGAATTACAGGAACGCTTACCGAGGTTATTGACTTAGGGTTAGCAGCAGTTGCTACAGCTGAAGCCCACTGTGCCAATGTTGATGATGGTGAAGTCGGGTTGAAGTTCACCTCAAAGCGACCAACTTGGCGTCCATAGTTTGTTATGGATGTCGAGTTGCTTTGTGTGGTCTTAGCCTGTGTGAAAGTTTCTGTGACTGCAACCACGTTAGCGATAGCGTCAGAATCGTAGGAAAGTTGGATGTTATCCATACAGACATGTTTAGGGTCTGTGCTGTGAATGTTAGATACTGTCAAATTACTTGAGTTCCAAGTCTGACCCTGAATAGTGTTTACATCTGCTCTAGTGTGAAAATACATGAAACCACTGCGAGATGCCCACAGCCAGCCAAGTTCAGCATCCAAGAATTGTGCATACAACTCACCAGATGCTATGTCCTGATAAGTAAAGGCATGCTGATAAGTGCTAGAGCCACCAGTCAAAGTCTGCTGTTGAGAGTATCTAGAGTCGATAGCAGTGATGGCAGTTGCTAGCTGGGTCATAACATTTATAAAAGACCTAGTCGCTGTTCCAGTAATGTTAAAGGTGCTTATCTGGGTGTTTAGTGCAAGGCGTCCCATGTCATACGCTGTCAGAGTTACCTGTAGTTTGCCTTTGTCTAAAGATGAAGCTGAAGCCTTAGCGTTAGCAACATAGCCCATCTCAATATTCTGAATAAAACCAGCAAATAAACCTATCCAAGCCCCGTCATAATACTCAATGTTTATTCTTTGATTGCTTTGATAGGCTGGACCATTCATAAAGTCTGCAAGACTAGATTTCATCATGCGAACAGTAGCAGTACCTACAATCGGTCTAGCAAATACACCCTGCTCAACCTCTACGCCACGGTCAATCTCTACTTCGAAAGTGTCAGCCTCAATGTTAGTCCACACACCAGAACTGTTCTGATACTGAACTCTCAAATCTGTTTTGATATCGAATGCCATTAGTTGCTAAACACTTTCTTACCAGACTTCTTTTCGTATTGAGTAATTGCTCTAATGATGTCTTCAGCTGAGACATTAGCCTTATTGATGTTTATCTCATAGTTGCTGGTAGTGGCAATGGCTTCTTGAGTTCCAGCCTGCATACCAGTGTTGTATAGAGAGCCCCTTAGTTTTAGGTATTCGCTTAGTTTACCAGAACCTAAAAGACCTTTAGCGACTATGTTTCCTTGTGCTGGACCCATGCCCACAATTTCGCTGATTACAGATTCATCTGCCCCAGCCTTACGAAGTTTAGCCAAGTTACCTGCAAAGCCTCGCGCAGCGTTTACAATGCGTCTCATTTTGTTGATAACAACATCTACGTTGAATACGCTATTTTCATCATCGCCAAAAGTACCGAAAGCAAGTCCAATACTGTCTCTAAACTTTTCTGCTGTTCCCTGAATCTTCTTGATTTGGTCCTGCAGTGCTGTATTGACTGCTTTACCTGCAGTTTTTATTTTGCTGATAGTAGCACCAGTTCTAGAAGTGCCCGGAGCGTCAGTAGTGATAGGTTTAGGGATTTGTTTGTTTTGTGTTTCAGCCTCATCAGGAATGAGGAAGTCCACCAAGAAACCAGCACCAACCAGCAAAGCACCAAGACCAGTAGTTATGAGAGCAGTCCTAAGAAGCTTCGTCGCAGTGGTCGCAGCAATAACTCCAGAGGTATAAAGACCTACGATGCCTGTAGCTAGTCCCCAACCTGTTCTAAGAATAGCCAATTCAATGACAGCGACTTTGATTAGGTCAATGTTTTCAATAAGGAACTTTGTACCTGCGGCAATAGCTTCACCCATCTTTACAAAGCCATCGACCAACTGCTGGACATTTTCTTGACCGGCTGGACTGGCTAAGTATTCGCTAAAGTCTTCTAGTGCTGGAAGTAATGCTGTTCCTACAGTTTCCTGTATCTCAGCGAAAATAACTTCAAGACGCTTGTATGGGTCTAAGTTTGCGGCTGCCTCAGCAGAACCCTTGAACTGTTCATTTAACTGTTCCATAAAGTTAGTGCCATCTTTGATAGATGGAAGCAACTTACGAAGTGAGCCAGTCTGCCCATTGTATGCTTTAGAGATAGCGTTAGTGACTGTGTTTAGGTCTTTACCTGTACCAGCAGAAACATCTAGAGCAGTGTTTAGAAGTGCCTGCCCATCAGCAAGTGACCCAGTGGCTCTAACAGCAGTAGCAAGGGCTGGTCTAAGTTCATCATCTAATACAGCAGTTTGTAACTGAGTATTCTTGATAAACAGTTCTGCTCCAGCGATAGCCGAATCAGTAGCCCCGACAGTGTTGCGAAGTGCATTTGCTAAAAGTCCTTGAGCCTTACGGTCATCAGATGCAGCCTTAGTGGCTTTCTTTAGTTCATTGGTTAGAGTCGCAATTCCAAGACCTAAACCTAAGGCTCCAAGGGACCTGTTTACATTTGCTCCAACTTGCTTGGCAGTACGCTCAAACTTACGAAGACTGGCATTGGCAGCAACAGCAGTCTTATCAAGTTTATTGTTACCAATAAAATTGACTACTAGATTCTGTGCCATCAGTCAGTTCCTTTATCTCTTAGCGCATCTATTACAGCCCTGTATTCTCGCAAAGTCATTTCCTTAGCTTCAGAAAGGCTTAGACCTGCGTGAACAACCATGAACGCTATTCGTTCGGCTGCAACATCAGCAACTATTCTTTTGTGTTATCACCAGCAAACAATGCGTTAGCCTCAGTCATAGAGAGGTTTCCTGCCTGTTCGATAGTGAAGTTTGGGTCAATTCTTTTCTTCATTACGAAGATGATTGCTTTCATAGCCTTTCCTTTAGGCTGTCCAGCATCCATAAGTTGGTCGATAGATGAACCTGTGATTAGTTCAATCTGCTCAACTTCATTTAGGGTTAGTGATTCGAAGTCAAATACATTGGTGGTCATTTAGTTGCTCCCGGTAGATTGTCGATTGTTTGTCGCATGAGACGCTCATAATTTTCGAGTATCTCCTGCTTTGTATAGCCTAATGCTTCACTGAAGAAAGGTTGTGGTCTTATGCCCCTGTAAGTTCCGGGTTTTAGTTTTCCTCTGTGAGCACTTGATACCACTAGCCATCCCCAGTGAATTGGGTTTGCGTATGGTACACGTTTTCCTCCAGCTTGAACACTTCCACCAGACTGAATGCGTCTTGGTCTCATGCTCTCGGATAGTGCACCTGTTTTGACTGGAACCAGTGACTTGGCTCTACGAATCAAGATGAGAGCACCCTGATAGCCGGGCTCAGTTAGAACTTCACGGGTTGCCCCTAGTTCTTTCATAGCCTTGACTGTCAGAGATAGATTCTCGACACCAATTCCAGTCTCCACAGAGAAACTAACTAAACAGCTGTTTTTACAGTTACACCGTAGTAAACAGGTGGAGTAGTTGCTGGAGTGTGAACAGCGTTCTTTACAGTTAGAGTCACACTGAACTTCACAATTTCACCTGAGTTTAGGCTTAGTGGTGGCAACTGGTCGAATACGACTGTGCCTGTGTAGTGTGGCTGTGTGGTGCTAGGGCTAGCGTTTCCGTTAGGTGCGATAGTGAACGCAACTTCGGTTCCAAAGTTAGACCATAGAACACGGTATAGAGATGTTGCGTCGCCAGAGGTTAGACCGTCTAGCTGCAACTTCCATTCGCCACCTACACGAACTTCACAGAAAGTCTGGACATCGCCCGGAGCGTCGTTAAGAGTTAGTTCGATTAGGTTAGCGTCACAGTTGTATTCTGTTGTACCAATCTTAAAAAGAATGTTTTGTGCTTTGATTCTGGTTGATGCTGGCATCATTTTTCCTTTGTTATAGAGTTATAGATAAGTCGATGTTTAGGTCAGTAGCAAGATACTCAGCGTTATTAGCAGCTAACCTATAAGGCGTGTTTACAGCTTTGAGTACCACATATCCCAAAGTGCTAATAGCCGAAACTGTTTGAGCAATAAGTTCATCTAGTGCTTCAGTAGCTTCTTCGTTAGTTGCAGTAGAAGCAACCAAAGTTACATTTAGCCCTAGACGGTATTCACGTCCAATAGTTTCAGCCACAAGATACGGGCTACCAGAACTGATGATAACAATAGGTGGAGTTATACGCTCTGGAACATAGTCCAAAACATCCAACCCAGCATTTTGTAAGTCGAGAGCAAACTCGGCTTTAGATGCTGTTATCTCATTACTCATAGACCCGGACCTGTAAAGGGTAGGAGCATTTCTCTAGCTGCATTCATTGGGTCCTTAGCAATACGAACAGCAGTGCCAAGGTCAGCGAATTGAGCCACGCCATTAGGCGCAGACCTGCGATGGAACAGTTCAGAAGCGCAAGAAAGAACAGCAGAATCTAAAACGTCAGTAGGTACTCGACCTGACCCGACGAACTTCGCAACCATCTGATTAGCAGATGCTAAACATGAATCAACGAAACTAGATACTTCTTTAGTTCCAACATACGCTCTGAACTGTTCCACCGTTACAGCCATGAGTTATTAGGCTCCAGTGTTTAG